ATTGAATATCCGCTGGGGTCGGGCAATTTTTCGAGGTTCTATTTCAACGGCAATTATTACGGAGTGGTTTTACCGGACTGTTTGGCCCAGGCGGATTTGTTCCCGGCGGTCATTGTGCCCAATGGAGCGGCCTACGGGGTCAGAACTTATGTGACCTTGCCCGCCACCAATAACAGTGTGTGCCTTTGGCGCGTGAACAGTCGGACGGGCAATCTGGGTTTCATCGGGCAAACGACCAACGGCAATTCCATTCCTGACCTGACCACGAATGCCACCGGCCTTACCTACAATAATGCGTGGGCCGGGTATGCGCCTTCGGCGATTCTGGCGGAAACGGAGACGCCCACCATTAGCATCGGCATCATGGGTGATTCGGAGCTTGGCGGTGGCACCAGCTATTATGGTGCGTCCGGAGCTTACGGCGCTTTCCCACTGTGGGGCATGTTTACCAATGCGGTGCCGATAATCCAGACTGCACTGAGCGGCAATGCGCTGTTTAATTATTATCCTGATGGGACTTCCAAAATTCAGACCAACCGGATGGAGTTGCAATTATTGGCCAAAACCTGCACGGACGTAATGATTGAGCTGTCCGAGAATGACTGGAAACAGGGCCGGACATTCGGTCAAATCACCAACATTCTGGAACAGATGGGCTGGTATTATTCCAATCGCGGGGTGCGGCCCTGGCTGGTGACGGACAATCCGTATGCAATGGGAACTTTCGCGGCCACGAACACGCAGGGCGGCGTTTATACCACTAATCGGGCCGCCGTCAATGCGTGGAAGCGCAGTGTTCCGGCACCATTTTATGGGTGTTTCGACCAGGCCACCAACTTCGACATCGGGGGGACGAATGATGCCAACATATGGTTTCCGAACATGACCACGGATGGGACGCACCCGGCAGGCACGGCCCTGGCGCAGACGAACTGGCTGGCCGGTTGGGCGGCGTTCATCACGAATACGGTGGTGGGTGCGGCTAACCGGTGAGACCTGAACCCCAACCCCGAGACCCAACATCCAAAATCCGCCCCAATATTTATGGACACCCAAAACAAGACAATCACCCTGATGGGTGGCAAAACCGTGGCCGTCGTGTATGACGACGGGCGCACCGGCGAGTTGACGGTTTCGCAGTTCAAGCTGCGCGACTATCAGCGCGTCTTTCAAATCTCGGATGACGAGTTCGCGCTGGTGGCCGCCGCCTGCCAGGTGCCCAAGGAGGCCATTCTCACCCTCACGCCGGAAAGCTATGAGCTGGCGCTGACCGCCACGCGGGAGGTGAACGCGCAGGGTTTTTTCGTCTATGCCGGCCGCCAGATGGAACGGGCGGCGGTGAACCTCCGGCAGATGCCGCTGGCGCTGCTGGACAAGTTCATGGCGCAAAAATCCACCTCGCGGACGCCGTCGCCGATTATGCCGCCGCCAGCGGGATGACGCTGGATCAGGCGCTGGCGATGAGTTGGGAACGGCTCGAACTCCTCACCACCGCCCACGAACGCCGGCAGGCCCGGCTGGTGCTGCAACTGATGATTGCCGCCCAGGGCGACGGCGACTGCTGGAAACGGCAGGCGGAACAGTTGAGGAAAATCCTGAAATGAAATTTACGATGGACGATATACGATTGACGCCCCCGGAAGGCAGTCGGCGCGTAAACCGGAAATCGTAAATCCCAAATCCAAACGTGAACCCGATCACCATAACGGTCAACGCGCAAACCGCCGAGGCGGCGGCGCAGTTGCAGAAGTTCGTGCTGGAGAACAGCGCGGGCCTCAAGACGCTGGCGGCCGGCGGCCACGAGGCGAGCGAGGCGTTCCACCAGGTGCGCGAGTCCGCCATGCTGGCGCGGGAAGGCATGCACGCGGCAGAGACCGGGGCCATGCTGCTGGGCGGGGAGAAAATGGAAGGGCTGGTGCGCGGGGTGATGCTGGGCCGCGAAGCCCTGCTGGCCACGCGCAGCGCGGCCATGCTCTTCGGCACCACGCTCCTGGAAATGGCCCCGTGGCTGGCCGTGGCCGCCGCGGCGGTGGGCGGCGCAATTTATGTCTGGAATGAATTTTCCGGGGCTGAGAAAAAGGCCGAGGAGCAAACCAAGAAAACCGTTGAGGAGCTAGGGAAGATTCCGGCCATACTAGAACAGATCAACCTGTTGGAGGCAGCCAAAATCATCACGCCAGAGGATGCGGCCAATCGGAGAAAGGACGTAGCGACGAAGCATTATCGCCAACCTGATGGTCAGATTGTAACTGAGCCGGATACTGGTCAGATGGAAGCGACCGACCCGCTGGGACTTCGGGGACCCTCGTTTCAAAAATACCACGTCCAAAACACGCCGCTGACCCTGGAGGAGGAAAACAAATATCAAGCAGCCAAGACGCCAGACGTGCCGAAAGAGGCGCTTGACAACCTGGCCAAGTTGCGTGAGGCCACGCGCCAGGCGCACGAGGAGGCCATGGACGATATTGCCAGGGAGAAGGCCGCTAACCAGAATAAATATGAAGCCGACAAAAAGAACCTTGAGGATCGTTTAGCCACGGCCCAGACCGTTAAATCCGCTGGTGGTCTCAGTTTGGTTGGCCCCAACGAGGTGGCCGACATTCGCAGGGCCATGGTTGACCTGGACACGGCCAAGGCCAGGAAGGATGCCGAGATTGATTCCAAGGCGGCAGCAGCCAAACAGAAGCTGTTGGATGAGGCGCAGCGCAGGGCCGATGAGGCCACACACAAACAGATGGAGCTTGACCGCACCCTGGCCGCTGCCCGCAAGAACGCCTGGGAGGGCTTGGAACATCAACTGGCTGATGACCAGCAAGCCACCCGTGAGGCCACTACGGACAAGACGAAAGCGCTTTACCCGGCCGAATACGACCAGAAGGTTTCCTTGGCCTTTTCCGCCAAGACGTTGGGCCTGATTAATGAGCGCGAATACCAGGACTACGTGGCCAAAGCCCAGAAGGAACGCATCGCCGGCGAGCGCGAATATCGGGCGGAATTGGAGAAGGTCGCGGCGCTCAAGCAGGAAATTGCGCGGGGGGATTTGGAGGCGAAAATAAAGGATGTGCAAGGCAGCCAGTTTTCGACCCAGAGCGAGAAGGATGCCCAGTTAATCCCCCTTTACGAGCAGATGCAGGCGGCCAACCAGGAGCGGATTAAAGAGCTGGAGGCCATTCACGCGCAGACCACGGATGTGGCGGCACAATTGGAGGCGGAGAAGCAAATCACCGAGCTGAAGCGCCAGCAGGCTGAAATCAGCGACAAGATGTTGGCGGCCCAGAAAAGCCAGAATCCGGTCGTGGCCTTTGGGTCAATGTTCGCCAACCTGCGGGACCAGGCGGAAATTAATTTCAGCACGCTGGCAACGACGTTTCAAAACGTGTTTAACACAGCCGTGCAGTCCATCAGCCACGGCATTACCGGACTGATTGAGGGCACCATGACGTGGGGGCAGGCGCTGCGATCCATTGCCAACAGCATTTTGAACGAGGTGATTTCGGCCATCGTGCAGATGGGGGTGCGCTACCTGCTTACCCAGGCCATCATGGCGATTGGCGGTCGGGCCATCATGGCGTCGGCCATGGCGGCGACTGCGCCGCTGGCAATGGCGCAATCGGCCATCTGGGCGGCCCCGGCCACGCTGGCCACCATCGCCACGCTCGGGGCGGCAGCGGTGGCCGCGCCGGGCTTCATTGGCGGCGCGGAGGCCATGACGCTCGGGTTGGGGATGTTCGCCACCGGCGGCTACACGGGCGCTGGCGGTGTGTTTGAACCGGCGGGCATTGTCCACAAGGGCGAGTATGTGTTCAGCCAGGCGGCGGTGAACCGCATCGGCGTGCCCGTGTTGGACGCGATGCACAACCATGCCGCCGGCGGCGGTGCCTCCGGGGCGACCGGCGCGGCGGTGAGCAACAAGACAAACCTGGCAGTCTATGGCTTCACTGATCCGAACCAGATGATGGAGCACTTCCACAAGAGTGATGCCCATGAGGCTTACGTGGTGGATGTGATGGCCCGGAACGCGCACCGGCTCAGCCGGTGATTTACGATTTGCGATTTACGATTTACGCGCTATGAAAAAAACACCTACAAAACGGTTTCGGTCTCCGCTGGCCAAGGCGAGGGATGCCTGGATGGAGTCGCCGGAATTTGCCAATCTGTCCAATCCCGTCACACTTGGTTCAACGGAAAATATGCGGCCCTATCTGTCCAACCGTCTGGAACGGGCCTTTCTCGCCGGGGTGAAGGTGGGCGAAAACCTCTCATTGCGCGTAAATCGTAAATCGTAAATCCCAAATGCTCCAAGTCACCTTCAACGGCAACCCCGCTTTCCTGCTCGATGACGCGCCGGACTGGGCCACGCCGTTGACACTCGCGGCCACCATGCCGGCGAGCTATGAGCGGTCGCTCACGGGCAAGGAGACGCGGCGGCAGACGGGCGACACCCTGCGCCTGGAACTCAAGTTCACCAGCTATGTGAATGGCGACGCCGCGCTGACCACGCTCCGCAATTCCCTCCAGGCCCTGAATGTGCAGCCGGTGCTCTGCCCGTTCTGGCCCGGTGGCTTTGCGGCCGGAACGCTGCCCGTCATCACCGCGAGCTGGTATGTGCTGCTGGACGGCGCGGCGGCCCCGAGCATCCAGCCGGCCTCGGCGCTGGGCGCGGGCTTTGCGCGCTTCGCCTATCCGCTGATGGTCGGGATGCTGGCGGAGATTCCCGATGTGCCGCTCGACTGCATGACGGGCGCGGCGGTGGCCTGGCATTTCAAGGAGAACGACACCACGCTGCTCACGCCGCCCACGTTTGCGGCCCCCGCCGGGCTGGCGGCCACGGGCACGGTGCGGCCGCTGTTTCCCTTCGCACCGGATTGGACGAGCCGCCCGACCAGTCTGGCGGCGGAGGTGGACATCACGCGGGACCAAATCGGCGCGACGCGGCCACTCGCCACGTTCTACTACACGCAACCCAGCCGCCGGCGCATCCAGCAGGGGTTCACGCTGCTGAATGGCGACGCGCTGAACCTGCTCTCGTTCTTTGTGACCGTGGGCGGCGAGAGCCAATCCTTCTGGCTGCCAGCCGGATTGATTGAAGCGGGCCTCACCGCCAACGTGCTGACCACCGACACCACGCTGACCGTGGACAACGGCGCGGCCCTGGGCAACAACGGCTTCATCATCCTCAAGTCCCCTGCGGCCGCCGTGCCGCTGGCAGTCACGGGTGTGGCGGGCAATACCTGGACGCTGTCCGGGGCGGTGGGCACGGCGTTTAACGCGGGTTTAACCACCGTGGAATCGCTGGTCTTGGCGCGGTTCGACACGCTCAAGCTGGAATTGAATTTCGTCAGCCCCACGCTGGCGGCCGCCACGGTGAAGTTCAAGGAGTTGCCCTGGGAGATGGCGGCCGCCGCCGGCGAAACGCTCGGCACCACGATGGGTGCGCTGCCCACTACGGCCATACTCTATGTGTTCACGCTGACCACGCCGGGCGCGAACACGGTCGCTTACTTCACCAATTTCGAGCGCAACCTGACGGATGGTGACGGCAACGTGTATCTCACCGCGCCGATGGAGAATGACAAAATCACGGAATCAGCTTCGCTGGAGCGGCAGAATGTGAGCATCAAGGCCCGCAACTTTGCCGGCAATCCGCTGGCGTTGCTGGTGCCGTTCCAACTGGAGTGGCCGCTGGAATTGGCCATCTACGAGGCGGATGTGACCGGCAATGCCGCCGGCAACTTGCGCTGCTATTTCAGCGGCGAGATTTCGGATGTGTCGCTGGATGGCCCGATCCTGACGGCGAATGCGGCGAGCTTGAACTGGATGTTTGACCGCAGCGCTGCGCGTCGGCTCTTCCAACAAAATGACAATTTCGTGCTGTTCGAGACGGCCAATGGCCTGTCGCCGGCGGACTGGCAATGGAACGCGGTGGTGGTGAGCTATGACGTGCCCAGCGCGACGCTGGTGGTGGGCACCATCACCAGCACGAACCCCACGGCCACGGTGGCGCACTTTTTTGCGGCCGGGTATCTGGCGCTGACGCACGCGGGCGCGGCCACGCAATACCGGATGATTGCGGATTCCTCGACGGTCACAGCCGGCCAAATCACGCTGAGCCTGTCCTCGCCGCTGGCCACGGCCCCGATCGTGGGCGATGTCGTGCTGCTGTATCCCGGCTACGATGGCCAATACGAGACGGCCTTGAACACGTTTGCCAACGGCGATAATTTCGGCGGGTTCCCGTGGATACCGGTGGGCAATCCGTTCGTGCTCAAAATCAGCCAGCCCACGGGCAGCGGAAAGAAATAGACACGAATTTCACGAATGACCACGAATTTTTTTTCAACTTCGGAACGAATCGCCGCTCTCAAGGTGGCCGCCCTGCCGTGGCTGGGCACGCCGTTTGTGCCGAATGCGGCCGTCAAGGGCGCGGGTGTGTCCTGCCAAAAGCTGGTGGGGGGCATCTTGATTGAAGCCGGCGCATTACCGTTGTCGTTTGAGTTGCCGAATGAGCCGATGGAGTGGGGTCAGGCGCATTCGGATTCGTTGGTCGAGCAGTTCATGGCCGCCCATGCGGATCGGTTCGCGCTGATTGATGGCCCGGCGTTTGTGGTGGCGCAGCCGGGCGACGTGCTGGGCATCCGCTTCGGTGGTTGCGTCCACCATTGCGGCCTGGTGCTGGCGGAGCACGGGGCGTTCATCCACTGCATCCGGGGTGAGGGCGTAATCCTCGGCGAAATCCGCGACGCCGTCTTCATGCGCATGATCAAAAAAGTGTGGCGGCCTTTGCGGGTGGCCACCGGCCCTGAAACCTGAACCCTTAACCCTGAAACCTTAAAGCATGTTCGGGAACAAGACACAACAGCAGCCGCAACCGTTCGGCATTCAGGACCAGCAAACGAGCAACAGCCAGCAGGCGGTGCCGCTGCCGTTCGTCGCCGGCACGCGCAAGATTGCCGTCAAGGCCATGAGCGGCGTGTATAACCTCCAAACCAAACCGGCACCCTCACAGGTGCCCAGCAAAAAATAAACCGGGAATTTACGATTGACGATATACGATTGACGACCCGACTGGTTCGCGGCGCGTAAATCGTAAATCGTCAATCCCAAATCCACTAAACCTATGGGTTCTGGCAAATCAGGCGGTGCAGGCACAACGTATGACTACTACGGCACGATTGCGTGCGGCGTGTGCATCGGGCCGGTGGACGCGCTGGTGTCCATCATTCTGGACGGCCAGGAGGTCTGGCCACAGGGCACGCCGTGGGCGGTCGGCCTCGCGATTGTCGCGGGCAATCTCTATGTCTATGACGCGCAGACGTGGGTCTGCACCAGCAACCACACCGCCAGCCAGGCCAACGCGCCCGGCAGCGGGCTGGAGGGTTGGACGGAATTCACCTTCGCCCGTGGCGCGGCCGCCTACAACGATTTCAGCATCACGACCAGCGACGGCACTTACTACGGCGTGCTGCGATTCTATTGGGGCACGGCCGCGCAGACGGTTGACCCCAATCTGGAGGCGGCGAACAATGACGCGGGCCAGACGCATCCGCCCTACGCCGGCGTCTGTTACATCGTGCTGATCAACTTCCTGCTCGGGCAGGAAATCCAGTCCGCGCCCAACGTGGAAGTGGTGGTGCGGAAAGCGCCCACGCAAGCCGTGGTTACGGGCGGCCCGGCCGGGCTGACGGATGGCCAGGCGAATCCGGCGGCCGTGGTGGCGGATATTCTCACCAATGAGAACTGCATCGGCCTGCCGGCGGCCGCGCTCGATGCCACCAGCTTCAACGCCGTGGCCACGGCGTGTGACAGCAACCCCACGCTCTATGGCATCTCCGCCCTGATTGATGCCAATGAGACGCTGCGCAGTGTGCTGGAAAAAATCACGAACACGCTGGATGGCTTTGTGCGGTTCAATCCGGCGACCGGCCTGATTGAGATGGGGATTTATCAGCACGGCGTCACGCCGGGCAGCTATGTGACATTGACCGAGGATGATTTGACCGAGGTGCCGAAGTTGAAATCCACGAGCTGGCAGGGCACCTACAGCCGCGCCACCGTGCGCTATCCCGACCGCCAGATCAACTACCAGACCACCAGCCTGCACGCGGATGATCCCCGTGCGTGGACGGTGCTAAAGAGCGTGCGCGAGATGAACCTGGATCGGCCCTACATCTGCCGGCAAACGCAGGCGCTGAATCACGGGCACGAAACGCTGCGGGTGATTGGCCACGCGCAGTTGACCGGCACGCTCAAAGTGCGGCGTGAGTTCGCCCGGAACTGCAAGGCGGGCGGCTATGTGCTGCTGGACGTGGACATTGAGCCAAACAATTTCACGGTCTATCAGTTCTTCCGCATCACGAAGCGCACCATCCCGATGACCGGGCCGATGACCTTGGACATCATGGCGGACAACACGCTGGCGGCCATCCCGTGGCCGTCCGCCTCCGCGCCGGTCTTCGCGGCCACGTCCACCGTGCCGGCCATCACCAACTTCCGCATCTTGGAAGTGCCGACGATTCTGAGCGGCAGCAAGGGGGCCATCATCGCATTGTGCCAGCGGCCCTCGGCGCTGGTGATTGGCTGCCAGATATTCTTCGACACGTCCACGGGCGGCACTTTTCCGTTGCTGGGGGCATTCACCGGGTTTGCGGCCAAGGGCGTGCTTCAGGCGAATGTGGCCGCCGGTGATGGCACCGTGAGCGTGACCGTGGACACGACGCAGGTGGACGCGGCCTATTTCACCAACAGCTACAGCGCCAATGACGCGGCGAATGACACGATGCTGGCCTTCCTGGTGCAGGTGGTGCCCAGCGGCGGTGATGCTGGCGAAGTGGCGGAGTCCGGCGGCTTCCAGATCATGGAGATTTGCAGTGTGAGCACGATGACGCTGGTCTCGGCCGGGCAATACACGCTGACCGTCTTGCGTGGCCGGCAGAACACCGCGCCGCAGGCGTTCACGGCCGCGCACAGCGAGGTGTGGCTGATTCCGCGCGCGAATGTCAGCGCGTTCACCAATTCGTTGTTCGACCAGATTCGGGCCAATCGCATCGCGGGCCTGACGCCGGCGTATGCGCAGTTCCGGCTTTGCCCCTACACATTTGAAGCGCAACTACCGCTGGCCAGCGCGAGCAACGAGCAGTTTCATTTCCCGCTCAATTCGGCCAGCGCGCCCACCCTTACGCTGACCGCGCCGGCAAGCTACGCGCCCACCATCGCCGGCGTGACGAGCTGGCCGACCATTGTGCAGGTGACGGGCACTTGGAGCGATCCCGACGGCAACCTGGTGGAGCTGATGGTGCGGCTCCGCAAATCCACGGACACCAGTGACCGGGTGATTTCGG